TTGTCTTTGCTTTTGCTCTAAATTCTTCGGAGAGTTCTTCACCGCCAAGAAGGGCATTAACATCATCTTCGATGTTAATTTCATCTTCAATAACTTCCTCTTCAACTACTTCATCAGTAACTTCAGGAGTTTCTTCTAGAGTGGCTTCAGCGTCCATTTCTTCCTCTTCCTTTTGCATGGGCATTGCGGGTTTTGCACCCTTATTAACAACATCCTTAACTTGCTTAAGAGTGCCACCAGGTGTCTTTAACTTCGCTGAATCATCATCAGTCTTATAATTTTCAGGTGTTGGACCACCCAAGTCTTCCACTTCTGTGCCAGGAAGCTTCTCCATCGGCTGTGCCGGTGCTGCATTAGCATTAACAGCAGTCTTGGATTGCTTTACGTCCTCTTCCATTGCTTGTAATTTAGTGCCACTAGACATTTGAAGTTCTCCGATGTACCTTTAAGTAATTTAATCTATATTTATTTATATATTAAGAAATTACAATGAATTTAAAAACTCATTGAATAGACCCAATTTTTGTTCATCAAGTCTTTTCTGATCAGTTAATGTATTAATAGTCTTGTAAGTTTTCTCTGCAAACTTTTCACGTAGAATACCACCATCCCATACCCAGTCCTTACCTTCCATAATTCCTGATACAAAAGCATCAGGTGCAGAAGGATCGGCAACGATATCAGCAGCAGTTGCTAACATAAAGTCTTCACCCACAACACTATAACCCTCTCGTGTTTGCTTAAGAGATCCAACACCTCTAGATGAAACACCAAGTTTTACTCCTTCCTCAACAAGAGAAGAAGCAATTTTACCCATTGGTGTACTAAGGATCTTAGCCTTACCAATGAAATTCTGTCCATTCTCCCTTAAAGAGACAATCTTATGGGATACCCTATCAAGATTAACAGTTGGACCATCGGGATGACCCAATTCTCCAAGTGCTCTACCTGATTGAATATGATTCTCATTATAACGAGAAACTTCTTTACGAAGCGTCTCCATCGGATACATCCGACCATTACGATTCTTGATATTTCCTTGAAGGAAAACTCCCTCAATATACATCGACTTCTTGCCGTTACGATTTTCGACTAGAAATTCGACCGATTCGATTTCTTCTCTAATGAGTTTCATCAGGCGTCTCCCGAGATTTGAACTTGTTGAATATAAGCAGCTCCATTAGGCCCATCGCCAAGAATGGAAACTTTATTAGATGCAATAGCTCTTGCATCCGTTATATTAGTAATATCAGCAAATCCACTGCTGGTATCTACATCAATTACCATTCTTGATTGTGCATAACCACCAGGAATGCCTTGAGTGTTAATTGAAATAATTTTTTTATGACTAAAATTATATGTTGTTGGAGTAACTCCACTTATTGTCACATATTCACCAGTACCAAATGGACATTGAGTTCCCTCAGCAAAATCAACTGCAGTAGTAGTGCCAGTTGTAATTCCAGTTACTCTGTTAGATGCTTTTGTCATCCCCAAAGTAGCTTCTTTATCTGCTCCAATATAATAACTTTCAGATGTTGCTGATGGAGTATTTCCAACTGCAACATAACAAGGAGCACCTTTTGCATAAATCCTAATTGTATTCGATTGAACGTTAAAAGGATTAGTTGAGGTTCCAGTACCCAAACTAATTCCAATTGATGTTCCAACGCCTACTGTTCTATGTGCCATTTTATTATGATATCATTTATAATAGTTATTTATTAAACTCAATCCTCATCATCAATTCCATCTTCATTTTCAACTTCATCATTACCATTAAAGAAAGAATTTGCTACTTGAGGGCGGAAGGCATTTACTTTATCAGCTGATTTTGCATATAACATATCTTTCAATTGATCACTAATCTGTGATGAAGACCCATCCGCAGCAATATTATCCATTAATTCATCCATTTTAATTTCATTAATAAGTGGTCTTTAGTATTTATATATTAATCTAAATTGTGCCACCCTTAGGCTTTACTATGTTTGCATCTAATTCAGTAGCATCAGTATTAGACTTTGTAGCACTATCCTCTGCTTCTGGTTCGCTTGCTGGTTGACCAAGATCCATTACCTGATCTAAAGGTAATCCGGTTTCTGGATCAACTGGAATAGAAGGATCTGGAATAGTACCATCTTTAATTTCCTTCTCAATAAGTTTATCTTGCTCAAGAATCTCTTCATCTGTTTGACGAAGAATTTTACGGCGTAGATAATCTTGAGAGAAGTATTTTCCGACATGAGGTGCTGCAACTTCAACCATACTCAATCTCTCATTAAGAAGTTCTGCTTCTTTGAGTTCGGAGAAATGATTATCATACAAGAAGTCATATTGAATATGCTCTTCCATTATATCCCAATCTTCTGGGGTGACAATATTTTTAAGAAGTAATTGAGTTCTCAACATATCATTAAACATATAAGAGAATCTCTTTCTCAGTCGTGCAACAAACTTACTGAACTTAACTTCATCCCTTAGGATCTCAGAAGATCTCCCCAAGTTAAATCCACCTTCTCCATCCATTCTTGAGGGTGGGACATTAAGGGAACGGTAGAGTTTCTTTTTAAAGTATTCAATATCAGTAATCTCTCCAAGGTTTTGGCCTCCTGGCAACGTTGTGATTTCCGTTCCCCGTCCACCTTCCCTTCTGGGCAACCAAAAATCCTCAAGCATGGACATGTATTTTTTGTCATCTCTAATTTCTCCTGTAGACGCATCATATACTAACTTGTTACGATAACGCATCATAACATCACGAAGATATTGTTCTGCCTTTACCTTAGGTAGATTACCAACATCAATATAGAAAATACGACGTTCTGGTGCTCTTGATAGTCTATAGATAACAAGACTATCCTCAATCATTCTAAGTTGATTAAGTGACTTAATTGCCTTGTGCAAATAAGAAAGAGTATTTCCTTTATTTCTATCTACAAGACCTGATGTGCAAAATGTAATAGAATCTTTAGTAAACTTTATACCACCATGACCACCCATAGATGCTGGGTTATTGGTCGGGTATGTCATCTTTGGATTATAGATGAAATACTCTTCAATCTCAGGGAATGCATAATCCATGGGATTGTCAGTATGCACATTAGCAAGACGCTGTTTGTCTTTAGGGTCTTTCTTCTGCTGACGAACAAAACGCATCTTCATTGCGTCAATATATCTTAACTCCTGAATTCCTTGATGTGGATTCTTCAGATCAATTACTTTATTATAATATAATCTACCATCAATATACCAATTCCTATAGATTTCATGCGATTTTCTATCAAAATCTAAAAGTTCTAAAATATATTTAAATTCTTTTCTGATCTTATCTTTTATACCATCACTGGCATTAAGATTTGAAAGTTCAATCGTTACTGGGCTATCATTAGTATCTGATACTACTGCCTCATTTACAATATCTTCAATGGCACTATCCGCTTCCGGATGTAGTGCCATTTCGCGATATCTTTTAATTAAATCAAATTCAGTTCTATAAACACCCTCAAGATCAATATAAGATCCAAAGAAACCACTACTTAAGTAATGACTAACGCCGTCTTCATTATTGGGAGGAACAGGCGAGACTACCCCAGGTTTTACTGGGGCATCATCTTCAATCGAAAATCCAAAAAGTTTGGTCATAATTTATTATACTAATCGTATACCTTTGTAGTATTTATCCAACCAAATTAACCACTATCCCTGGTATATGCTCCCGGCTCCCAGTATTGGACCTGGAATTCAACTGTATACTCTTCAATTGAATCTGCACTATCATAAGAAAGATCAATTGCAGAAACATTAGTTGGGAAAATATCAAAGAAAGTATAGGTTTTCAAAGGTGCAACTGATGATCCACTAACTGCATCACTATTAGTGCCGCTTTCTTTTCCTTTATCAGCACCTCTTCCAAGTTGATGAACAAGCGCATAGGTCATATAAGCACTTGGATCGGTTGCACCAGTGGCATTACTATTTTTACTCATACCTTCCATCCACTTTTCAAATGCAGTACGAATTAAGAAATTCTCATCATTAATAATAGTTGTTGTCCAGGTATCATAAGTTCTGTCTCCAGCAACTTTTAAAATACGACCTCTGAAAGGGATATCAATTGGGGCAATATTGGAAGCAGGCAATTGTGCTGCTTTACATAAAAACTTAAAGCTATCTGCTTCTTGATTATCTCCGGTTCTCCAGGAATTCCTACCTGCAGCTTCGGGGAACGAGGGAATTTCTACCTCGAATAAATTGGGTCTTGCACCGCCTCCGGCAAGTTTGGATTTGAAAGCGGTGATTGTTCTAAGCGTTGACATTTAATGGTTCCTCCTATGTAAGTGATATTAAATTAAATGAATTAGTTACCAGCTACTTCTTCAAAACTTACACCTGTTCTGGTAGCAACAAATGTCAGTGTAATGTAGTTAATTGATTTAGTTGGCTTCAGGAAAATATCAGCCCTGAATTCATTATTATCAATCACTTCAGGAGTATTGTTAGTTTCATCACAAATAACCATGAAATCATAAACTCCTCGCTTAGCTTGAACATCACGAAGATAAGGTTCAACAATATTTGTAAAGTTGGCCCTTGTTGTTTGATCATTAAGTTCAAACAATTGCGATTGAGCAGTCCTTTGAAGAGCTTGCTCAACTGTAAGGAACAGACGACGAACGTTGATCCTATCAAACGCTGATGGGTAAGCAAGACCTGTCTTATCACCAAAGAGAATAACACCCGCACCAGGTTGATTTATAACAGAGTTAACTCTTGCAGTATACAAAAGATCTCTTTGTGCTTTAGATGGGTTATATGCAAGTTTTACTGCATTATTAAGAGTACCTCTCTGCAATCCTGCTGGTGAGAACCATGGGAAAGCATTGATGTTAGTTCTTGTCATCAATCCACCAATATCACCATTGGTTGGAATATAGCGGAATTTGTTATTGAAACGATCATAAGTGTACTTATAACCACTATCAAATACTGCATATGAAGATGAAGTAAGAGAACTAAAGAATCTAATAATATTAGTTGTTTGTGTTGTTGTATTTGTTAAGTCAACAACATTTGCTCTATGTGGTGAAATACATGCTACACAATCCTTTCTACTCTCAGCAATAGCAATACACTTGTTTGCTTTTGCCTGAGAATCTGATTCAACTAATAAACCAGGACCTTGTAGTACATAATCAACTTCGACTTCATCCTTATTAGCAAATAAATCATATGAATTAACCAAATCACCAAGTTCTGCCTTCATTCCATCTCCAGCAGAATAATTAACACCACCGGCAAGAGTGTATGTTACATTTCCAAGAGCACTAAACGTTACATCCTGTGCATCTTGACCCCACAAACCTGCTCCAGTTGTTACTGCGGTATATGAAGTTGAGAATCCAGTTGCTGTAGGTACAGTATTCCACTGACTATCATCTGCTTGGGATGGATTATATCCCGCATAAACATACTTAGAAGCATCGGCAAGATAATCCTTATACCAAATTCTCTGCGGTGAATTAACTTGAGAAATAGTGTCTGCTGCTTTAGATATACTTATATGCTTCTCAAGCATATTTCCTTGAATACCTGTCACAGTACCAGTATCGTCAACAATTGCAAAATGCATTGCATCATTCTTACCATTTCTAG